ACTCACATCCGTGTTATCCGTTGCCCATACGATCTCTATATAGTCATTAGCGTTAAGTTCAATATAGTAATTCAACGCAGCAATCAAACTTCCATCCACTCCACCATGAGAATTAGGGACAGAATACCGACTGTTTGACGCAGGCACGTTAGTACCGTTTTTCCTAAACCAAATGTCAATGTCGTGAATTGCACTGTTTATATTTACCAGTTGAGCGCTAAACTGAAGGTTATAAATCCCGTAACTCTTAACAGTCAATCGAGAGTTATTAACCACCGATACTCCATTGGAGTAATCAGTCGTGTTAAACGTCATTGGATAGGCAGTTGTCGTGTTTGCCGCAACCTGGTCGGTTGAATCCTGAAACGCCCCATAAGGAGCTGAATCCGCATAAGCAGCCTCAGAGTCCGGCACAAGAATAATCACGCTATCCGCACCAATACGATAGTCATTTATCGTTGTCGTGGTGGCGTTTCCTGTCGCTAGAGTGATCGTTCCCGTGTTATTTGTTTTTCCGTCCATGATGCCACGGACAACCTCAGATATACCTCTAAGGTCAGCGCCAAATGTAGGGAGGCTGCGAAACATTATCGACCACCTTGCGGGACAATTTCAACATCTACAGCAGTGGCGTTCTTCCAGTTATTACCACTTGGATTGATTTGTATCCTGTGATAGTTTCCTGAACTTCTCAAAGAAACTCGATTCTCTGAGCTTGCAGCCACAGCAGTTCCATAGGTAACTTGCTGATTAAGAAGTTGCCTGGACGAAATAGCAATAGACGCAGAACCATTGTCTACTTGAGGTTTTACCAAAGTGACCACAGTTCTAGCACCTTCTCCCAAATCACCAGTAGCAAGTCGAGCAGTCAAGTTCGATCCGGTGTAGGTCATCACCGTTGTTCCCTTAGTCCCGCCAAGGAAGTATTTACCACCCATGAACATTAGAGAGTCAAGAGAGATTGCCAAAGCATCAATAGACGCGCTCAAAGTGTCTAGTTCTTCAAGCGTAGACGATGAGGTTGAGCTTTCAGAGATGTAGTCAGTTCCTGCGTCTGCATAAGTCCATTTTTTGGTAGCAAAATTGTAAATAATCAGGTGTCGGTTTCCATCTACACCCTTATAGTTCCAAATCACCAACTTGCGAACAGGGTCAACAGCAGCAGACATTGATGGGAAATCAAATTCTGACGCATCATTGAAGAAGAAACGATCAACCTTCTCCGCTCCGATGGGTTGGACAGTTTGACCATCGCACATATAAAACCCGTCATCAGACAAAAAGAAAGAAATGCCTTGATACTGAGCAATAGAGCCAGAGGCAATACAGCCTTTGTTTCGAGAGATATTGTCGAATTGGAAAATGAATGGCGTTCCAACATAGGTCATCCGGTGGATTGCTCTGTCTAAGAAAACAATTCCAAACTCACCACCTCGAATGCCGACAATCTGTCCACCATCAGGAATGTCTTGATAGTCTGATTGAGTATTGACGTTTTCAACCCAGTCGTTTTCGTTGTTCAAAGCACTCCAGCGCACTCGATATGGTTTTTGTGAGCCTTCATTTGTGTTTGCAACAACAACAAAATCCCTCACTACTGTGATGTACTTTGCAATCGGAGCAGAGTCAGAAAGATTCTTGAATGAAGTGCTAGACGTCAAATCCCATGCTTGAAGTCTCTGAGAGTTGTTCGTGAAGATGATCTGACTGCCAAACTGCGTAAACCGCACTCGATCACCTGATTGTGTCGTGTAGTCAGTTGCGCTTACCTTAATCGTGACATTCCCTGAAGTAGTCGCAGAGGTAGTCGTTACCGTGAAGGTATTTGCATCAACCACGGTCACTGTAAAACTTCCATCCGTAGCCGTTCCACTTGTGAAGTCAAGATAAATAATATCTCCAGTCTTCAGCTTATGACCGCTAGACGTGACAGTGAGAGTCGTTGTTCCAGTCTGAGAATAAGTCCCAGTAAATCGTGAAACATCCGTCAAAACGCCAACACCTGAAACACTGTAAATTTTAGAAGCGCCAGCAGCGAATAGTTTGGTAGCACCACTGTTGTCTTTACCTGCATAAAGTGAGGTCAAATCTTCAGCCGCACTTTGCGAGAAAGTAGTTGCAGAAGGAAAAGGACCATACCCCACTGCCTGCGAAACTACATTCTTGGCGTCTGTGAGAGCACCAGTAATCCCAGGTTGATCGGGTAGCCATTCGGTTAGTTGGATTCGTTGCATCATTTACCCCTGCAAAAGCCATACGTTACTGTTCTGCGCTTGGCTTGTCCATGTGTTTGACCCCATACTATTCGGAGTCCAAGTGTTCACCGATACAGATATATCAGTCCAGTCATTGTCAGATACCGTAGCAGTCACCCAAGTGTTGTCGCTCTCTGGAATGGTTGACCAGTTGTCGCCCATGCGAACACCGTTACAAACCACAGTCGCCAAACAAGATACAGACGCATCACCAGCATAAGTAACCGCAGAACCCGATGAAACAGTCGCCAGAGCGTTTATTTCAGCTTGGGCAAGTCTTACCCTTATCCCATCGCAAGAAACGCTTGCAGAGCCTGAAACAGAACCTGTCGTTTCTCTTACACGGATCGCTTCAGCAGTGACAGTCGCAGAGGCTGTGATACTTGCATCTCCTGCCACCACCAATCCACCGTTAGCCGTGACTGTTGCCTCACAAGTAATTGAAGCTGACGCATCTTTGACGATCTGAGCCGATGCGGTTACGGTCGCAGAAGCTGAAATGTCAGCAGAGCCAAACTGAATCCTAATTGCATCACAAGATACTTGGGCTGAGGCAGTGATACTCGCAGAAGCGTCTTTGACGATCTGGGCATCACAAGATACTGAAGCAGCGCAAGAGATACTTCCCGCGCCAGCAAAGATTACGCTAGAGTCTGAAGATACGGTAGCAGTCGCATTGACCGATCCGTAAGCATCCCACAGTGTGACCGATGTTTCGTATAGAGCGCTGTCTAATGAAAGAGTGAGGTCGTCTAAACTCGCCTTGAGGTTGTCAAGTGAGTCTAGTGTCCACGGTGGGAGAAGGTCAGCCATCTCACGCGAGTGTCACGCTTAGAGAACCAGAAGCGATGCGGAAAACGTCCCCAGTAGAGATAGCCTTAGACGCATCCAGAGCCGTGTGATACAAGAGATTCCCAGCGGTCGAGGCGTCACGAATACCGATATGCGTGACAGTGCCCCACGATCCACCAGCTTGCGGAAACTCTACCGCAGCAGAGTTAGTCGTAACCCCGTTACTCGGTGAGCCAAAAGTCACAGACTGTCGAGCGTAGGAAGTACCAGAAACCTCCGTTCCCGTGTCAGCATCGGTCGGGTCTGAGGTATACAGTGCCACATATACCGTGGTGGGAGTGGTGTAACTGGTATTACGCAGAGTTGCGTTAATCAGCGCATTCTCAAGATAGTTTGACATTTCAGCCATGATTTACCTCAGTGAAAGTTTCATTGCGAGAGGAACACCTGAATACTGTCCTTGTTGGTCAGAGATATTCAGCGTTTCAATTGATCGGTTGTACATAGACCCCCAAGTCTGAATCCGAGCATCATTCATAATGTACGGCTCTGCCTCCAAGAGTGAAGCGTACAGAAGTGCATCAGGCGAATTAGCCATGAAGACGTTGCTTGTATTTGAGTCACTCAAGAAAGTGGGCGCAGCATAGTACAAGAGTTCCAGCGTGTAATTTGAATCTGGGATAGGCGCCAGTTCAAACTCCAACGCCATGATTGTGTAATCAAGAGGCTTTCCACTCTCTGCCCTACGGGTGTTTCGAGAGAAAGACGAAGGACTGGAATAAGTCAGAGGCTGTACAGGATTCAAGTCAATGAAAAAATCCCGTACCTCAAGAAAATCAGAAGGCAGTTCAACAGTCGAATCACCTCCGGTCGTGGAGGTTGTCACTGTCTTGAGCATTTGTCGGATTCGCAACTCACGGCGCAGGCGAATCTCTGCGAAACGAATGAAGTCGGGAATTTGATCCGTGAGGTCAGTCCTTGCCAAGTAATTAGCAATCGCTGTTTTCAAATCCGAATATGTTGAAATCATAGATCATCCCATCCATATTCATACGTTCCGATGTGCCGAATGTGCATTGACAATTCATGGTCAACGTATGTAGGTGTCCCATTATCCCATGCCTTCGCACAAAAATAAATGTCTTCTCCTACCAATCCACCCTTTGCTGTTGTTTCAAACCAGAACCAAGGCTTTTCCATTTGGAAGGCTTCTTTTCTCGTTAACACCATTCCAAATCCCACACCTACAATTTGCTCTAGTCCCTCTTTGCCTTTAGAGAAAACCTTTACAAGTTGATTCGTATTTGGATCGGCATCGAGTGCAGTCGGTTCTACTGGTTTTCTTCGGGTTGTTGCGTTAACCCCAACAATAGGAACTTCTCGGCTTAACATGATCTGAAGTGAGTCTTTCGGAAATCTCATATCCGAGTCAATCCAGAGAATCGCATCAGCACCATCGGCTAAAGCAGTCTCAGCGAGCTTTTGTCGCTGATTGAATATCAGTGTCCCAGGCATTTGATAAATCCGCAGGGAGCCGCCTTTAGAGCATCTTGTGACCCCATCATAGGCACAGAGTTTGGCAAGATCAAAAGCAAAGCCAGCCATGACATTATCACGGCAAGGAACACAGATTGCGATATTCATACTTCTCCTGGTCGGGTTCTAAAGAAACGGTTATCAGGATCATTCAAGAAAGCCTTAAATCCTCGTTGATCCATAACCGCAAACCCACGCATTATCCCCTTTTTGTTAAGGTCGTCAATGACAACCATGGGGAGAGAAGCTATCTTTGTCAGTTCGCCCCACTTCGCTCGTTCGTCAATAGCGTTGTATTGGGCTTTGTTTTGTTCAATGATTTTTGAAACGTCTTGTCGAACCTCAAGAACGTCATTCCCGTCAATCGAGTGAAAGAGGGTTTGTTTGCCAGCGTTATCGTGAACAAGTTTCATAAAAAAAGGGGGGTGATTAGCCCCCCAGTTGATTAGGCAACAGCCAAATCAGCAGCGATACCGTGGGCAGCCTCGTTACGGACTTCCAAGGTCAACTCAGCCAGAATCTGAGTCTTCTCGCTATCACCAGTCTTAGCCAGTTCGTTCGTGGCGAACGGACGCAGATAAGCCAGAGCTGCATACTCAGGATCGAGCACCAGAGCGTCACGGGTACGCATGAAGCGATTAGGCACGACAGAAACCGTACCGAAATCACTCATGTACACATCAGCAGCGCCGATGATCGTGGTAGGCTCATTGCCAGGAGCCATGTAACGCTGTGCAGCGATACCAGCGAAAGCAGAAACGGCTTGTTTCTGATATGCGCCAACCATCAAAATCTTGGGGTTGCCACCAGCGGTATAAACCTGCTGGATAACATCCTTCAGGATGGTTTCGGTAAAGCTACGGGCAGTTCCGTCAGTACGGGTAGACACACCGATGGTCGTGGGGTCAGCGCCGGAAGTACCAACAGAGGAGTTGGTGGTAATCCAAGACAGCAGAGCGCCCATCTTGCGAGCGGTAGACGAATTACCAGCAGAACGGCCTTGGTTGGCAGAAATGATGGTTTCAATGTCGCGCTTGATTTCAGCCGAGGCTTTAGCCAGTTGGTAAGCCTTTTCAGACTTGCGGCCAGCTTTGTCCACTGCATCCAAAGTGCCAGAAATCTTTACGGTCTTCTGGACGATCTGGGTATAGTTGCCCAGGCGAGTCGTGGGACTCATCGTTGCATCAGTGGCGTCATCACCTTCCACAGCGGCGTTGTTGGTCGTGGCAGCAGCCAGCGAGTCAGTTTGCCACTCATGGTAGACAGCAGTGGCTTTCGCCTTGCCGACAGACGACATGATAGGGGTATCGGTGGGGGAGATGTTATAGATAACATCGCTCAGGTCTTCACGCTGACCAATAGCGGTATAAGTTTGATAGGTTGCCATTTTTGTTCCTTACAAAAAGCGTTCAAATGCGTTTGCAGCATCACGCACATTTCCTGTACGTTTCAACTGCGCCATGGCTTTTTTACGCTGCTCAGAATCCACATCACGGCTTTGAGATACACCTGATTTCATTGTTTTAGGAGCCTCAGTAACCTTCTTGGTTACGTTCGGTTTTGCCTTCTGCAATGAGGCGTACTTCATGCCCTGATACAAACTGAGCACAGCGCGAGAATCATATATGTTGGCTAACTCTTGATCTGTCCATCCAATCGACTTAGCGTATTCGCGAATGTCTCGCCGAATTTGATCGCCTTGTTTCGGGTCAGCGTAACCAGGAATCGAGGTAGCTAGTTTAGAGCTTTCCTCTGCAATGTGAGATTTCAAACGCTCGGACTGCTCTGCTTGTTGCTGTTGGGCAATGCGTTGCTGTTCGGCTTTCAAAACCGCCATTTGCTCCTTGCGTTGCTGTTGTTCAGCAACCTTTACGGCATAACCAATGGGGTCAGTTTCTTTAAGAGCTTCCAAGTTTTCACCCTTGGTCTGTTGCTGGAGGAATTGCTCCATCATTTGCAGACGTTGGGCGTATTGATCTCGGAGTTTGTTCGCTTCGGAAATCTTCGCACGTTCGGCTTCCACCTCTTTGCGTTGCTCCGAAAGCGTTTGGGTTTTCTTGGTGTAGTCTTGTCCAAGTTGGTAGCCCTCAATAAGCTGTTCGAGAGTCACTTCGCGTTCTTCGCCAGCCGCTTTGACCTTAAAAGTGCTAGGTTTCTCTGTCTCAACTTCTTCATGCTCTACCAACTCATCCTCGACAGCCTCTCCAGCTTCCTCGGAGATTTCCTCAGTTTCGGTTTGCCCAGTGGGTTCCTCTGCTGAATCCATCATTCCAAGAAATGCGTTTGCGGCTCCGTCCACCGTCAGCACACTTCCTTGCGGAGTCGTGTTTTCGCTCATTTCATTCCCAAATTGTCAGCACAAACGGTGTGCCACCGCCTCGTTAGAGGATTTTCCATTTCTTTTGTTCGATTAACTTTGTGTTAGCAATCGACTCAAAATGTGTTAATACTGATTGTATTGCATTTATCTTAACGTATGCAATCTCTCTTTTGTCTTGTTCGTCAGGGAGAGAATTCAATATATTGTTAATCTCTGCCTGGCGCAAACGATCCATTTCCTCTTTGAAGAAATCGTCATTTATCAGATTCTTAGCGAGTTGTGGACGATCCAAGGATTCCTCCGACTGCGTTTGTGATATTCGATGGCATGGATTGAGGCGTCAATTCTGTGCTCATGATCTGGTTAACAATGTCACTGATGTTAACAGGAGTTCCCATATACGCACCGCCGTATGTTCTCGGGGTAGCCCATTGAGTGTTTTGCAGTCTGTTAATGTTGTCCAAAATTGAGTTCAAATCAATCGGTGTGAAACTCTGGTCATAAACTGGAGACTTCCAATCTGTCGGGACTGGGACAATATCGAATCCAGTCCTTTGAGTTGGTTGGGTTTCGTTATTAAGGACGCTATCAGCAACTCCAACAATGCTCGCTACTTTGGCAACATCTGATAGCGTTTTTATGACGTCATCAACGGTTGCACCACCACCTGTGTCGTTATTTGTCGTCAGAACATCGGCAATATCAGTCAGAGTGTTTCCGGCAGTGTTATCAGCAGCTAGGTCTTGACCTGAAATGTCAGAGCCTTCCGTAGCTAGTGCAATGGAAATGTCTTCTAGCGTGTTTGCCGTTCCAGTCTTTAAGTCAGACGCCAAGTCTTGACCACTGATGAGAGAGCCTTCACCTGCCAGAGCGTTTGAAATGTCTTCTAAGGTATTTGCAGTACCAGTTCCAAGATCAGACGCTAAGTCTTGTCCAGAAACAATCGTATCTTGATTCAGAACGTTAACAATGTCTTGCAGAGTGCTTCCGGTTACTGTATCCGCAGACAAATCTTGACCAGACAAAAGAGTGTCGCTAGTCGTTCCGATAGTGTCGCTTGTGGTTCCAATCGTATCAGTTCCAGTTACGATGTTATCCGCGAGCGTAGTAATAACGTCTTGCAGAGTGTTGCCAGTAATTGAATCAGCAGCCAAGTCTTGACCTGACACCAATGTATCTGCGTTGCTTACGATGTTGTTTATTAAGGTCGTAACTACATCTTGAACTGTATTTCCAGCAATAGAATCTGCGGCCAAGTCCTGACCGGACAACAGAGTGTCTGCGCCATCATTGCTCACCAAATTGGTGATGACGTCTTGAACAGTATTTCCAGTAATCGAATCAGAAGCTAAGTCTTGACCTGATAAAACAGTATCTGTTGTAGCGTTGTTCACCAATGTTGTAATGACGTCTTGAACCGTGTTTCCGGTAAGCGTGTCAGCCGCCATATCTTGACCAGACATGAGCGTGTCGGCATTACTTACGACATTGTTCACTAGGTTAGTAATGACGTCTTGGACGGTGTTTCCAGCAACTGAATCTGCCGCTAATTCTTGACCGGACACAAGAGTATCTGTAACAACGTTGTTCACCAGATTCGTGATTACATCTTGAACGGTGTTTCCGGTGATGTTGTCAGCGGCTAAGTCTTGACCAGATATTAGAGTTTCTTGTGTTGCAGGTAAATCGAGTACCTGATTAACTTCAGCCTCAAACTCATTTACTGGTTTAACGCTTTTTAACCCAGAGGTTAAAGCATCCTCTAAATTCTGACCAGACAACAATCCCTGCAAAGTTCCCGCAGCCACTTGTCCAGCCGCTTGCGATCCGGTTGCTTGAGAAACATCACTAGAGACACCAAGCTGATTCACGCCCTCTGCGATTGCAATCGTTTTAGCAATGTCAGCAGGATTAGCGCCTTCGTCAATCGCGGTTGCTACGCTTAAAACAGTCCCAAGACCTGGGGCGATTGCGTTACCGACAACCGTTGCGATTGGTCCTAACTCTTTGATAATGTCACCAAAAGAGCCAATCATCGAACCCAAGAATCCACCACCTTGTCCAGGCGTGTATTGAACTTGCTTGGTGTAGTCTTGAATCGGTGTGTATGTTCCAGTCTTTGGATCGGCTTGAATAACCCCATGGATCATCCCGTCAGCAACTTGGTTTCGCGTTGAGAACTGATACACCCCAGGCTGAGATGTTTCTCTCAGGTCCAAGCGACCGCGATTAGGGTCTGCTGGATCAACGATAGCCAACTGACGCATTTCGTTTCCGAATTCATCAGTCCCCAATGAAAGTTCTTTTAACTGTGCAGTGCCCTTTTGCATTGCATCAGACACACGGGCAAAAGCCTCAGATTCGTTAGCCCAGTAGTTTCGTGTTGCAAGGCTGGCTAACTGTTGCGGAGTAAGATTAGGGTTGTTTGCCACCAACTCAGGGGTGACATTCCCATAAATCTTCTGTGCGTCAGCCAACAGAGTCTGTCGGCGTTCAGTTTCTTTTTGCTCTGCTGCAATGCGCTCTTGATTGGCTTTTTCAATCGCTGCGTATTCTTGCGGTGTTTTTGCTTTTTCAGCAAAGAATATGTCACCAACAAAAGCAAATCCAGGGTCCTTGCCAACAGACGCTTTATTTAGTCCTTGAACGTCTGTTATGTCAACAACACCATCGCCATTGACGTCATATTTTGCATCATACGGGTTACTGCCCGCCTCAATTCTTGATGCCGCTATAACGTCACTTGTTGTCGGTTTTGTAGCCATGATTAGCCTGGGATTTCAATGTTGGAGGTAATGCCTGCGCCAACTTTCATTGCTTTGAGTTGCGCTTCAGCCTCGAATTCCTGACGTTTCATCTCCATCTCAGCCATGAATTTCTGTTGCTGGAGTTGTAGGTCAGCCGCAGCCTTTTCCCTTGCCAACTGAATGTCTGCTTGTGCCTTTGCTTGCTGGACTTGAATATCAGCTTGAGCCTTTGCCATCGCAGCCTGTGCCACCGGATCAACTTGAGGCTGTTGCGGTTGGGCAATCTGTTGTTCAATCTTTGGAGTGATCGGTTTATAGAACTCAGCAGAATCCTTAAATCCTGCGGCTTCAACCATCCGACCCAGAGTATTCCGGTACTGACCCAAACTCACCAGAGGATTGTTCAGACCGTATTGCGCCAGCATCTGCTCTTGTTTCTGGAGAACCATCGACAGCATTGCCATTTGTTCTTGGCGATTTCCGGCTCCGAGTCCCACGTTAATGTCTACATCGTACTGATTCGACCATTCCCGAGGATCAAACGCCACATAATTGCCCCGTAAACGAATCACACGGGGTTTATCTTGGTACTTGCATAGTAGATGCAGGATTCCCTTGAAAAGCGATTTGACGCCCGTTTCCGCAAAGATTCGAGCGATCATCTCAATCTTACCTGCGGCACTTTGTTGCATCGAGGCAACCGCAGCGGCAGTCACATTCTGAAGGATAGAAGGATCAAGACCTTGAGATGCGTCCGTCACTCCGGTGCGTTTCTGTTGGACTTGATCCAGATATTGCAACATCGGAAATGAGCCAGCAGCCATGTTCTGAATTGCCAACTGTTGGACAGCGCCAGGAGACTTGACTCGAATCACGCCACCTGCGGTAGACGTCAAGAGATCATCCAGATTGACCTGACCATCCACTGCTACAACTCGGTTATTGTTGGTCAGATACATATTGTCCAGCATCTGACGGGTGATCGTTGTCTTGATGAGCTGAAGGTCAACCGTGCGATCCGCAAGAGAGTTACCAAAGAACTTGTGCGGAATCGGAATCGGACACAAAGAATGGAACGGGATATAGTCGCTGTCTTCTTCGCTCAGAATCTCGCTTCCGGCGTAAAAAACTTGTTTGAGTTGGGCAATGCCGCGCTTCGTACCCTTACGGATATAGCACTCAAAAACCTCGACAGTCTGCATCCAGGTATCCAAGGATGCCATGTCATCAGGAATCTCACCGTTGTCAAATCGAGCCAGTCGCTCCGGTGTGTAGGTCAGAGAATCAGACGCAGGCAGACCCTCTACGATCTTCTTAGAGAACCCCATCGCCACAAGGTCAGAGCGAGTCATCAATCGGCGATGTGCGACAAACGGAGAACTCTGAATGTCCTTGGCGCGTTTGGAGATTAGAAATTCCTCGGGAGGAACGTTCTCAACGACAACTTTGCCTGTCTTGACTTTCTTTTGTACAGTAACAGCATAAATTGAATAAGTCGCAGGCATCCCATCCGGTCCGATGGGTTGAAGTCCATCAGGTCCAACAATCGGGAAAGTCTGAATATCCTGTTCGACAATCTCCATTGACTCATCAGCCATCAACATAGCCAATTCGTCTTCTGTGAGGTTCTGATACTTCTCTCGCGTAATATCTTCAGACTCGTCCCAATACGCTTTAACCACTCCGACCTTTTGTAGGAGAGCGTCTTTAAACCAGTCGTGAAGAATCAGGGTTCCATCGTTGTCACGTTGAAGAACCCAGTTACAGTAATCAGTAGCTTGTTTGGCAGCTTGTTCGTCTTGAGGACCGCGAGGGTCAAACCTTACGACCTCATCAGAGCCTGTAAAAATGCGAACAAGAGATGGCAGAGCACCATCAATGGCTTCAGCGACCTCGCCGGTAACGATCTGGCTCTTGCCTTCCACCTCATTTCCATAAGGCTGACGGAGGTAAGCCCTTAGAGCATCCTCGCGCTGGATCGTTGTTTCGGTTTCTAAGTATCCAAGAGCGTTGTCAATCTCGGATTCAATTATCGCTTTCAGTTCTTGGCTCATTTGTGCCTTTCGGTGGCCTGCCCATCTTGGGCTTTTGTTCCGATTGTAATGCCTTTACCATATTTTCAAGCATTTCAATACGTTGTTCGAGTGCGTCAACACGCTTGGAGGGAACCATATCCCCTTGTTTCAGTAAATACATCAGACGATCCATTTCGGAGGTTTGTTAATAGAAGAACCCCACTTTGAACTTTCATCAAGCCCGATAGCAAGGTAGCGGAAAGCGTCAGACCCATGACTTGACCAATCGTGTAAAGGTCGGTCATAGAACACTTTTCTTTTTTCGTCATACTCACGGCGATAATTTCTCAAGCAATCAAGCCCAACCTTAACAGAAGGCACGTTAAACCAACATCTTGGAAGTAACCTTCTCACGGCTTGAATACCATCATCAACGCTCATTTTCTGAGCAATCTTTATGTTTAGTCCTGCTTCCTGCAAAACCTCTAGTCGGCTTCTGCCTGAACCCAACTCCCTTACCTGGACGTCATGCGGCAAGATATGCTCTGCTGATGCCCAACCGTTATCTCTTAGCCAAGTAACGTATTTATCCAGTCCAACACCGTTGTTTTCGTAATAATCAAGTAAGCGAACCTCTGGACCTGCTATCTGAGCTACCCAGATAGCCGTAGAGTCACCCATTCCCAAGTCCCATGCCGTGATTGTTCGGCAAAGATCATCCCTTGGGATTTCCTGAATGTGGTTCTTTGCTTCCAGGTCGTTAAGTATCTGACCATAGTAAGAACCTTCTACGGCAGCGTTAAATGAGCACTCAAACTCCTGAAGATACTTGTCCTCACCCATTTCGGACTTGGCAGCGTCTAATTCAGTCTGAGCGATCACACCTGTCTGGCTTGCTTTGAACTCAAGCAAACCCCATCCATCCTCTGTTTCAGCCCTGTCTCGCAGGTCTTTGAAGTGGTTATGCCCTTTCGGAGTCCCAATGAAAAGACACCAACCCAAACGGTCAGCTAATGAGGGACGGATAATGTCAGTCCAAATCTTTGGGTTTTGGTCGCCAATCTCATCAAGAATCACGCCATCAAAGTATTGACCACGCAAAGCCTCTGGATTGTCTGATCCGTAAAGTTGGATTCTTCTTCCCCAAAAATCTACTCTCAACTCAGAGATGTTTTGGGTTCCTCCAAGTGGAGCAGAATACTTTACGAGATAGTCCCATGCAACTCGTTTGGCTTGTCCATAAGTAGGAGCGATATAGGCGTATCTGGGAGCCTCTTTTTGATTTAAGACCGCATCCTTGATGATGTGGTTTATCGCAGAAACAGTTTTGCCCATCCTGCGATGAGCAACCACGACCGTGAATCGCTTGTTGTCAATTAGGTCGTGAATCTGCTCTTGCTGTTCTCTGGGCGTATACGGGATGATTATTTCGCCCATGAAACTTTCAGTTCAATGGGTTTATCAGAGTCGCCAATGTGCTCTGTACGCGCCAACTTGGGAATGTGATACTCAATCGCCCTGAGATAAAGATCAGCAGCCTTACCTGGGTCTGGTCTGTTCCCACCCACTCCAGCAGCTACATCGTCTAGCCACTGCTGAAGTTTGTGAGCGTTTCCATCTGCAAAAGCAGCAATAGCGTCCCTAACCATTCCAGAAGACTTGTTCTGAGAACCCTTTGGTCTTCCTCGACCTCGGTTAGTTAAGTTTGCGGGATTTCCGCCTTCTACTTTATTCATTTCTTACCAATTCCTTACGGCTCGTTGGCGTGGTTAAGTTAATTTATTCTAGCAGACCTAGTGGTTGGTTGTTTCTTTCGAGGATTTTTAGCAGGTCTTCGTTGCCAGGGAATACGACAAAGTTTGAAGTTCCTTCTCCTACTCCACGACTGCCTTGGTCAAGATAACGTATTCCAGGAATACCAGCTTCACGGAGCATTTGCGTTGCTTCTTGAGGATTTCCTAACTTTCTGTAAATTTCTCCACCAGTTAAGTTCAAAGGTTGTTTTGGAAGGTTTGTGCTTCCAGTTCCCTCTAACGCAGCCAGCAAAGCATCTGTGTAATCGCCTAATTGCTTTTCATCAACAGAAACGCCAAGTTTTGACAAGGCATCCTTAACTTCTTTTGGTTGCTTGTTAAGTGGCTTATCCCAATCAAGCATCTTTGCAATTTGCTCGTCAGGAAGGTCAATTTTATAAATTACACCAGAACCAGTGTAATCAACATTAGATGTTTTTGCTGCACTTAATAGATTTTCATAACCAGAAACTTTTTCTTTTGCATAGTCACGATATGGATATGACTCATCAGAAGATAGTTTTTCCCACTTTGTTTTTTTGGAATTTGCTAAGTTAATAAAATCTTGCTTTCCTGATTTAGCTGCATCAATTAACGCAGAATCCACATCAACATTAAATGTTGACAAAGGCTTTCCACCCACATCAACAAAATTCATTTTTGTGTTTAGATCATTTACTTGATTTTCTTTTGCAAGTCTTTTTTGGTAATCTTTTGCTACATTTGGATTTTCAGCAACGTAATGTCCGTATCCATAAGACTGAGCACCTTCACCAGAACCGATCTTTGTAGGATCAAACTTCTTAAAAGGATATGGACTACCATGAAAGACAGTCAGTCCAGCAGGGTTGTATGCCTCTGAGAGCAATCCAGCCAACTGTTGAGAGGCAGGACCATAAGCCACGCCCTCTCTTGCGGCAGCGGCTGTCATCTGGTTTAAGACTCGCGCACGATCATTCATGTTGCCAAGAATCTGCTGCGCGCTTTCCAATGGATTGCCAAGCAAATCAGTCAGTTTGCGTTTTGCTACGTTTCCAGCACTGAAGATTTCACTTAGCAGTCCAGCCATGATCTCACCACTTAACTTTTGACGCCCACCAAGCCGCACTCATCTTGCCCTTGGCAATATTCTCGGCATGACGAGCTTTAAACGCTTCGTTACGCTTCGTCCCGTCTGGGCTACCCTTAACACCCTGTTGTCCAAAACGGATCAATTTAACCTCGTCACCAGACTTGGCTAAAACAGCATGGCTTTTCGTTGGGTGATTCGGAGTCTTCTTCGGTTTGTTATAACCTAAAAACTCCTCCGAGCCTCGTTTTATCATGCTCACCTCGGGATAAAGACGTTATCTGAGATCACTCTTTCAGCGAAATAGTAACCCCAGTCTTGGATCATTATAGCAATTTCAGCGTCTGTCATGCCGTTTTTTCCGAGTCCCTTTTGCTCAATGATGATGACAGGTTTACATCTTTGGATGGTTTGATATGCGCCCTTTAGAGCGTTTTCTTCAAAGCCCTCTACATCGAGCTGGATCAGGTCGCAATCTACATTCAAAGAGTCGATAGTGACCATTGGGATGCCTTCTTGAGATTCTTCGATCTGCATCGCGCCCCAGTTCTCAGCTTCTCCATCCACTGACTTACAATATCCCATCCGGTCACTCAGTCCGGCTTTCGTCATGTTGACGTTTGGCTCGTTTACGTTTCTCAGTAAACATTCCCAATTCAGGTCGTTTGGCTCGAACGTATAAACCTTGTTAAAAAGGCTTGAGTACGCTTTAATCCAGACCCCACAGTTAGCCCCTGCCTGGATGATCGTTCCGCGCTCTGGAACCCATTTAAGCAGTTCTGGCAAGGCTTGAATCTCCCTCGGAATCCACTTCCAAGCCTCTTTGTCGTGTTTCGGCCACCACCACCCATCTCTGAGTTCAATCAATTCCGTCATATCCACGGGTTGACCCCCAGAATTGTGTTGCGAAACAGTGTCCATTGCCTTTGTAAATCTTTCCTGAGAAGTGATGTTTTGTAAAGTAATGTGTCGGATAAACAGTTAAGTCATAGCCCGTTTCCCTGAAAACCTCCGTGATGTGAGCAGGTCCGGTTGTCTCCCAGGCTCGCTTATCAATCACTGAGGCTTTCTTTTGGAGTCGGTTAATACACTCTCCAAAGAACGGGTTTCCTTTTTCCGATCCCATCACCGATACGTTAATCAACCCAGGACGCATGATTTCCTGTTCCCAATGGGCGAATGCTGCGGGTTTGAGCAACCAATCTTCTAAGGGACTGAGACAGACAGAATCAGCGTCTAACGTGATTCCTCCCTCGTTGTAGAGGATTTCATATCTCATCATGTCAGCGACCCCACAAAGTTCGTGGGCTGACATCGACTGCATATGCTTGGCATTGAACCAAGGTTGTTTTAGTTCTTCATTGCCCCAGATTTTTATCTCATAGTCTGGGTTCAATTCTCTCCATGTCCCGATACATTTATCAGGGCGTTTGGACTCGTCTCCGATCCAAACAAAGTGCAGTTTTTTTGGAATCACTTTTTCTTTGCTAACTTAGTTGCTGTTGCGTACATCACTGATTTAGCGTCTTTTCCGTATGATTTTTTCATTTCAGGCATGGATTTTTTCATGCCTTTAACGATTTTTTCCATTTTTTCTTTTTGAGGTTTACTCAGCTTCATTTTCATCCTCTTTCATTACGGGAGCTTTTTCCCATTGACGGCAGACTCGTAGGGAGTGGCAACAGAACTCGAATTTGTGGCAGTAACCTCGACCACCACCGTCCTTGTCGAACTCGTCTTGCGGGACAACTTCCATCGCTTCCAAAGTCTCAGGAGCGTCATCAAAATATTCACAGTTCGCGCACAAACGGCGTTTTGCTTGATCTGGAGAGATACGCCAGACATTCGCCAAACCACGCCAGAACTCAGTGTTTGCTTCCTGAGTGTTCTCCGGAC